AAATAGGAGAATACTTACAAGAGTTTGGGTGGAAACCTAAAAACTTTACACCAACAGGTCAACCTATAGTAGATGAAGGTACTCTTTCTAAAATTAAAAACATACCTGAAGCTCAACTCATAGCTGAGTTTTTATTACTACAAAAACGAATTGCTCAAGTTGATTCATGGATTGAAGCTGTTGAGGAAGATGAAAGAGTACATGGCTTTGTAGTATCTACGGGAGCTATCACAGGGAGAATGAGCCATAGAAATCCAAATATGGCTCAAGTTCCTAGCATTCATAGTCCTTATGGTAAGGATTGTCGTGCTTGTTGGACTATTAATAAAGGATATAAATTAGTAGGTGTTGACGCTTCTCAATTAGAGTTAAGAATGTTAGCACACTACATGAAAGATAAGGAGTACATAAATGAAATCGTCAACGGAGATATCCACGCAGCTAACCAAAGAGCTGCTGGACTTGAATCAAGAGATCAGAGTAAAACTTTCATCTATGCCACAATATACGGAGCTGGAGATCAAAAACTTGGCTCGGTGGTTGGAGGAAACAGAGCTGCTGGTAAAAAATTACGAGAACAATTTATTAATAATACACCATCATTTAAATCTCTTAAAGATCAGGTACAGAGAGCATCTACAAGAGGATACATTAAAGGATTAGACGGTCGTAGGATTCTTATTAGACATCCTCATGCCTCACTTAATACTTTATTACAAGGAGCTGGTGCTATCTTAATGAAGCAAGCTCTTGTTATACTAAATGATAAAATTAAATTAGAAAGTCTTGATGCTAAGTTTGTAGCTAATATACATGATGAATGGCAGATAGAAGCTAAAGAGGAGATAGCCGAACATGTCGGTAAGATCGCAGTAGATAGTATCATAAAAGCAGGAGAATATTTTAACCTTCGATGTCCTATGGACGGAGAATACAAGATAGGAGATAATTGGAGTGAAACACACTAAACATAAAAACGATAGTAGAAAAGGAGATTTTGCAGAGTTCTATGCAGTAACTTGGTTATGGGATAATGGATATGAAGTTTTTAAAAACTGTGGTTGTAGTGGACCAGTTGATTTAATTGCAACAAAAAATGGAAAGACTACGTACATAGATGTTAAAACAAGATCAGGACGAGCTGGTAGAAAACGTACCGAAGAACAACTAAAATTAAATGTACAAATTTTAAATTTCTTACCTGAGACTAGAGAATTAAGATTTGTAGATCATAAAGTATGAAAAAATTAGACACACTTATAACAGATATATATTCTAAATTAAACTTATTATCAGAAGGAAAGTCTTTAGAACTATCCGAAGAAGTTATCGATCAATTCGGAGAGTCTATGAAAGATGTCATACGTGATTGGGCAAACCCTAAACCACGAGACTCTAAGACTCTACGTATGTCAAATATTGGAAGACCTGCAAGGCAGTTATGGTATGATATGAAATCTAAAAATGAAGGAGAACAGTTACAGCCTTCTACATTTATTAAATTTCTGTATGGACATATGCTCGAAGAAGTAGTGTTATTATTAGTACGTCTTGCAGGTCACGATGTAACAGGAGAACAGAAGTCTGTTAAGGTTAAAGGTATTGAAGGACACATGGACTGTATTATAGACGGAGAAGTTATTGATGTTAAGACTGCATCAGGTTACGCCTTTAAGAAATTTAAAGACGGAACATTAGGCAATGATGATCCCTTTGGATACTTAGCTCAACTATCAGGTTATGAATTAGGAAACAAAACAAAGCATGGTGGTTTCTTAGCTATGAATAAAGAAAGCGGAGAACTTGCTTTATATATTCCTGAAGACCTTGACAAACCTAATATAGAAAGTACAATAGATACAGTTAAGAAAGTTCTTAGAAGAAAAACACCCCCTGAATTATGTTATTCGACTGTTCCTGACGGAGCTGGTGGTAACATGAAACTTCCAAGACCATGTATCTATTGTCCTCATAAAATAGAATGCCATAAAGATTCAAATGAGGGTAAAGGTTTAAGAATATTTGAATATGCCAAAGGTCTTGCTTACTTAACTAAAGTTGTTAATGAACCAAACGTAAAGGAAATTACTAATGAATTCAAAAAAAGCAAAGCTAATTAGAAAACAATCAAAAGTTTTAATGGTAGAATGGTTACTTACTGTACTACCTGACGATGAAAAAGATAAAATTAATATTAATAATGTAAATGATTATGTTCCCGACCAAACTCATTTCTATGCTAATAAACAATTAAGAGTCTCTTCGTATACTCTCAGGTGGTTTGTACAAAGTATTAAAAAATTATTAAAACAAAATAAAAAGTTATATGATATAACATTAAAAGAGATAGAAAATGTCTAAGAATGATGATAACACAATGCCCAATGTTGATCTGCAAGAAATGGAACTGGCTGAATTATTAATGATAGTAGGTAGTTTTATTTTTGGAGGTAACTCTCTTTCTGAGTTAGACTCCGACATTATAAATAGATTACACACATTGATAAATGAAGAATATGAATACAGATTAACAGGACGACCACCAAACGCACAGATACACTAATGAAAAAAGGATTTAGAAAACCACGAAAGATTAGACCCGTTGAAAAAGATGTACCTACTGGGTACGATTCCAATTGGGAATTTAATTTACATCAAAATACATTAAAAAAATGGTTGCATCATGGTGATAAAATATGTTATACTATAGAGCACACGTATGAACCTGACTTTAGAAAAAGTATTGGTAAGGTAGAGTATTTACTAGAAGCCAAAGGAAGGTTTTGGGATCACGCAGAGTATAGTAAATATATTTGGATTAGAAAGAATTTAAAAAAGAATCAGGAGTTAGTATTCTTATTCTTAAATCCGTCTGCTCCTATGCCTCAAGCAAAGAAAAGGAAAGACGGAACTAAACGAAGCCACGCTGAGTGGGCAGAGAAAAATAATTTTAGGTGGTACTCTGAATTGACATTGCCTAAAGAATGGATAGAATAAATATGGATTATAAATTTAACGAAAAAAATATAATAGAACAGATACAAAGATATGTCGATAGGACATACGAAAGACATTACGCACAAGGAAAGTATCAAGCAACTGATATGATTATAGATGCAGGACATGGAGAAGGATTTTGTATGGGTAATATTATGAAGTATGCTATGAGATGTGGTAAGAAAGAGGGTGTTGATCCTGAATTAGACTTACTTAAAATAATACACTATGCTATAATAGCTATAGCTTTACAAGATAAAAAATATCATTTAGGAGAAACAGATGATTGAAGACAAGATAGGCAAGAAGCCTTATTTAGGAATAGTTATAGACTATGATAAAGAAAAGAAGCTAGACAAGTTTAGTCTAGATACATTAAAAGATAGATATTTTTGGGAGAATGAAACACATGCACAAGAAGCATTCGCAAGAGCCTCAGTCTTTGGGGCAACGTATAAAGGAGAAACTGATTTTGATCTTGCCCAAAGGCTTTATACATACAGTTCCGATTGTTGGTTTATGTTTAGTACCCCTATACTTTCTAACGGAGGAACGACTCGTGGCTTACCTATTAGCTGCTTTCTCAATTATGTACCTGACAGCAGGCGTGGTTTATCTGATCATTATGATGAAAACATTTGGCTTGCGAGTTCAGGTGGAGGTATTGGTGGATATTGGGGAGATATTAGGAGTAATGGGATTAGTACTAGGCACGGTTCTCGTTCTACTGGATCAATCCCTTTTATGCATGTAGTAGATTCAGAGATGCTTGCCTTTAATCAAGGCACAACAAGACGAGGAAGTTACGCAGCTTACTCAGATATATCTCACCCTGAGATTGAAGAGTTTATTAATATGCGTAAAGAATCAGGTGGAGATATAAACAGGAAGTGTTTGAATATTCATAACGCAGTAAATATTACGGATGAATTTTTATCTGCTGTCAGTAAGGATGAAGAGTGGAGATTAATTGATCCTAAATCTAACGAAGCTGTTAAGACAGTAAGTGCTAGAGATTTATGGTGGCAAATGTTAAATGCTAGAGCAGAAACAGGTGAACCATACCTAATTAATATTGATAGATGCAACGAACATCTTCCTCAAGAGCAAAAAGATTTAGGATTAGATATTAAACAAAGTAACTTATGTTCGGAAATAACACTTCCGACTAACGATGAACGTACTGCTGTATGTTGTTTATCGAGTGTTAATTTAGAGCACTTTGAAAAATGGAAAAAGGATGATCAATTTATAGATGATCTTATAACTATGCTTGATAATGTATTAGAACATTTTATAGAAGCTATAGTAGATACATCAGGATTGGGTGGTTATAACGCAAACTTTAAAAGATTTAAAAATTATGTTAGAGAAGAAAAAGAAGGAATGGTTAAGGCTGCATATTCAGCCTATAGGGAAAGGTCTCTTGGTCTTGGGGCAATGGGTTTCCATGCTCTATTACAAAGTCAAGGAGTACCTTTCAAAGGCTTACGAGCTACTAGTATCAACAACGTGGCTTTCTCACGAATTAAGGAGAAGTCTGTTGAGGCAACTAAAAGGCTTGCCGAAGAACGTGGTGAAGCTCCTGATATACATGCTAGTGGGAAGCGTAACGCTAATCTTTTGGCTGTTGCTCCTAATGCCAGTAGCAGTATTATATGTGGTGGCACTTCCCCTAGTATTGAACCATATCGTGCTAACGTATATACGCACAAAACTTTATCAGGTTCGTATCAAGTCAGGAATAGATTTTTAGATCGGCTCTTAAAGAAAAAAGGATTAAATGTAGAAGAACGAGAAAAAATATGGAAGGAGATTACAGGTGCTAAAGGCTCAGTACAAGAATTAAATATCCTAACTGAAGAAGAGAAAGAGGTATTTAAAACTGCACCTGAGATAAATCAAATATATTTAGTTGAGCATGCTTTTATGAGACAGCAGTATGTATGTCAAAGTCAAAGTGTAAATCTTTTCTTTACTATGCCAAAAGCTACTGAGTCACAAGAAATACACGATGAATATTTACAGTATGTACACGATGTTCATTGGTATGCTATGAATAAACTTAAATCTTTGTATTATTTTAGATCAGATGCAGCTAGGTCTGCTGAGAATGTAAATTTAAAGATACCTCGAATTAAGTTAGAAGACATTGAATGTTTAAGTTGCGAAGGATAATCATATGGAATTAAATACAGAAGAATTAAATTTAAAAGTACATAATCTACCTGCTGTTGTATTGTTAGAATGTACTTTACC